TCAGACCAATGAGATGCTATTGAAACAGTTACATCAGATACATTTTCAGTTTCGTTAATATTGAAGTTATCTATTCTTCCATCAAATAAAAGAAATGGGTCAGATATTAATGCTTGGCTATCATCTAAGAATCCTCTGTAAACATAAGCACGTTTATTCATGTAATCATTATTAAGAAACAATGAAATGATTGTTTGATCTGCACCTGAGAATTTAACTACTAAATCTGTAACTGATACTTCTGAACTTTCACTTGCATCTGATACTCCAAGAACTAAAGATGATGCTAAATAAGTATTGCCATTAAATGTAATGTCTTTGTAATGATCTGTGTAATAATATCCTGAACTTACTCCGATATAGATTAATTCAACTGGATTTAGTTTATTAGTTGCTAGTTCTGTTGTGAGACTTCCACTTAATGATCTTGTCATTACAGAACCTCAATAAGATCAACTTGATAATTAAATAAATTTTCTGTTCCTACATTAAATTCTTGAACATCAGATATAAGACCAACTGTAAAATCAACATTAGAATATATTAATACTGTTCCAGTTGTTAATGCTGATCTTAATGGTGGTTCAATAGTCATTGTTCCTGCACCAGAACCATTAGATGATACATTTGTTATAACCATGTAAACTTTATTTTGACCAGTAAATCTTATGAAGTCTCCAGCTTTAAATATTGCTGATTGTGATGCTGTCATTCCAGTTAAATTAATAGAAGTTATTCCAGCAGCATGACTTCCAGTAGTTGTAATAACTGTTGATGCTGAACCTTGTAATGTTGAAACAGTTGGCACTACATAATTAAATGATTCTAATTGTGATCTTTGTTTCATTATGAAAGCAATAATAGGTGCAAATTCTGATCTAGACATTGTAGGAAAAGTAACTCTTATTCCAAATCTTTGACCATCTATTTGTCTTGCTTGTCGTCTGCCAGAAGTCGTAGTTGATATTATAGTATTCTGTTGAGAATTTATAGATATTGAACTTGCTATTGGTGTGCTAGGGAATGTTCCACTCATACTAAATTAGATTTACCTCTTTGGTTTAAAGCTTGATTAACTAAGTTAGTAATTGTTGCTCTATTATTAATTAATAATTCTTGTACTCCTCTAACATCTGTAGCATTTATTGTAAAATTAATACTTGAACCACCATTACTGATATCGTGATTAGGTACAATTGTTCCATTTGTTGATGGTATAAATAATTCTCTACCTCGTTCTCCAACAACATAAGGTTGTCCAGCACTTACAGCACCACCTTCTGCTGCAAATAAAAGTGTTCCTATATCCATAAGAGTGGACATGAAATCTCCACTACCACCACCTGAACCACCGAACATATCTCCCATGCTTCCTAATATATCTCCTAAAGAACCACCAATAGAACTAAATATATCTCCTATGCTACCAGATAAACTTGAAATAATATCTCCAACACTTGAACTTATGTTTGTAAATATATCATTTACATAACTTCCTAAATTATCAAATATGCTAGAGGCATAATCAAAAGCATCACTAAACCCTTGTTTTAAATCTTCAAATATTTTTTTTAATACATCTGTTGATCTTTGTTCTATAGTTTTTTCACCATTGGAATTACCATTCTCTTTATTGATTTCTTTTATTGTATCTAATCTTGCCTTATCTATTGCAAGTTTTTTTAATCCTAATAATATTTCTGCTTCATCTAATATTAGTTTAAAGGCATATCTTAATCCTAATTCAATCGCATTTGCTAAAAACTTAATAACTAAGTCTTGTAATATTTTTTTAAATGTAACTGCTAGTTTTTCTCCAAGAACTATTGCTCTGGCTATTCCTAATGAAAAATCTTTAAATGCTTTATCTAAATTATCTTTAATAATTTGAGATAGGTTAAGTGTTTTACCAGTTAAATCTAGAATATTTTGAATTGAATTTTTATTTGATTCTTTTATGTTATTAAAAACTTTTCCTAAGTCTAAATCTTTTATTTTATCATTAGCTGTTTTATATGCGTTATACCAATCATCTATTTCTTTTCCTTGATCTTTAAGACTGTTAGTTGTTTCGTTAATATTACCATTTAAAACAAAATATGAAGCACCAAGACCAGCTATTGTAGCAGTAAGTTTTAAAATTAATCCAATAAAACTACTTTTGCCAACAAGATTACTGGCAATAGCTATTAATTCTATTGCTTTTGCAATATCATATAAATAATTTACAAACTTAATTGCTATTAGTGCTTTAACAGCAGTTACAAATAAATCAAAATTATCAGCAACAAATTTTATAGCTTTTCCAGATACAACAAGTGCTTCTGCTAATACTTTACCAAACTGTTCTGCATATATATCAATTTGTTTTTGATTTTGTAATATAAATTTATCTAGACTTCCTAATTGGTTTTCTAATGTACCAAAGAAATTTTGTGCTGTTTTAATTTTAAATTGATCTAATGAATTACCTAAAGATATAATTGTTCCTGATAATCCACGTTTAATAGTTTCGTTTGCTCTACCAAATACTCCACCAGTACCAAAAACTTTTTCAAATAAATCTGGTAATCTTCCAATACTTGTGTCTGCAAATGTACTAAACTCGTCTAGGTTTCTAATACCACTTGTGGAAAATTCTCTAGCTGAATCTATTCCTTTTGTATATGCCTTTGCTAATTGATCTGCTGTAAGACCAAAATCCATTCCAAATTTTGCTGAAATATTTGAAACAATTTGTAAATTTTTAGCTAATTCTTCTGGGCTTTTTGAAATTCTTAATAAATCATTTGAAGCTTTTAAAACTTCAACTAATGGAATCTTTGCATCAATAGCAAATTTTGTTAATTGGTTAAATGCGTCAGCACCACCATAACCTGCTTTAGCAGTCTCGTCTAATCGTTCTCTAACATCATTTGCAATAACACCAATATCATATATTGATTTTAATACTGCACCTGCACCTAAGCCAATTAACGCACCTTTTAAACTAAATATTGAATTTTTTATATCTGAAAAAGCTTTAGAAGCATTATCTATTGCGTTTAGACGAATATTGAGTTGCTGATCTGCCATTATGTAGTTTCTCTTTATCTGCCTTCACTTTAAAATATGCTATCCAATAATGAAATTCTTCCTGAGTCATTAGGAGAACTTCTTCCATACTTTTTTTTAATTCATGAGACAGAGCAAGTATAGAGTACAACTCTGTATCAAATCTTACTTTTTTTCGGCTTCCTCGTAAGATACACCATTCAACATTTCTGTTGATACTCTAGCTATAACATTTGCATCAGCATTATTCAATAATGTTAGTTTGTCATCTAGCTTAAATATTTTATTTCCTTCTCCGTCTTTGGCTTTTAAAACAATTGCATCTACTAATACTCCTAGATCATCATTCTTAGCACCTTTAAAAAGGTTTCTTTTTTCACCAAGTGTAAATGGTGAACAATATATTATTAAAGGTTTGCCTTCCTCGCCCCACTCAGCAACCTCAATCTTTTTAACTCCTAAAGATTCAAATTGTGCCTTCACTCTATCTATTACGTTCATAATCTTCCTTTTTTAATTAATTATTAACTTGCTGTTGCTAAAGTTAAAGCACCATTTCCAGTGAAAGAAATTGATGATTCAACCAATCCATCAAAAGAAGCATTTACTGATTTAGCTGTTACGATAGCTGTACCAGAAAAATATTTGTCTCCAGTTGATGCACCTTCTGGGTAAACTTTAATTGTTATTTCAGAACCAACTACTAAAGCTGTTTGACCAGCATCTAGTTCATCCCAATATAAACTTGCAGTACCAGTCCAGCTAGTTAAACCAGCTTTGTAAGTTCTTGCAATAGTTCCCATGTTTGTAGATTCAATAGTCGCACCAGTTGTTTCTAGTGTGTACGATCTAAGTTCGCCAACTGTATCAGTTCCTACTTTAATAGTTCCTTCTGAGCCAGTGTGTACGTTTCCTGCCATTGTGTTCTCCTTGTATTGTTAGTATTAAGGTGTACCAGAAGTAAATTGATACATAACTCGTACCACCATTCTAATTCCACCTACTGGAAATAAAACACCCTCATCTGTAGATACTTCTACGACTTGAGTATTTTTCGCATATCCACCTCTCGTTCTATCATTATTTAATGTAGTTTCAATAGTGGTTATGAGTTCGTTACGTTTTGTGTCAATATTACCTGTAGTTCCTTTGACATATCCAACTATAACAAAATCTGCTTGTGATTGTCTTGTGATTGTAGATGATAACATTGTCTCATCTGATCTAATTTCATTACCAGATTGTATAAAACAAGCTGGGTATTGTTGCTCTGATAATTCATCAACATTAAATGGTTCTCTAGTAATTTTTTTTAAAGTTATTGGAGAAGTAACTGCTGTTAATGCTGTTACTATGTTAGATGCTATATCTTCTCTTTTGCTCATATATTATCACTCAGTTTGGTATATTCTTTTAAAAATACATTTGTAATTGGTTTAACTTCTGTATTTCCTATTGCAAAGAATTTACGTTTATTTTGATTACCTAAAGCTTTAACATTTTGGAATTTATTTGCAAAGTAAATGATTGCATAACTAGGATTTGATCTTTGTGTTATGTTTGAAAGCATTTGACCAGAAAAGTTTAAATCAGCAAATCCAGTTTGTCTGCCATGCTGTTGTCTAAATTTTTTATATTCTTGAGTATATGGTAAAAATGAAAAACCTTGATAATCTTTACCTTTAGATGTTCTTTGCTTAATTATAAATATTAAAAATTCAGCAGTTCTTCCTAATGCTTTTTTTACAAGATTTGGTTGTTCTCTTATTTGCTTTTCAAAATTTTGAACTACTTGTAAGATATTACTTTCAACATTAATCATCTGATAAGTTGAAGTCTATGATAAGGTGCTTTTTCTGCGTCTTTAATTGTATGCGAACCATCTGCATCATATTCAACACCATCTTTTAAAATAGAATCAAATTCATCTGCATACATTTG